AAGTAAGCGTTGTGATGTACCCCAATAATTTACAAGCGGAAGTTAGCAAGTTGGAATATTTCCGCGCTGACGGTTCTGCCGATTTAAAAGTTTTGGAAGTAGCCCTGCGGGATGCCGGACTAATCCGAAAAGATGCGGTGGTTGCCGCGTCTGTCTTTAAGCAAGTTTTAGAACAGCGGGATGCTGTAACAGAACCAACGCTTGAAACGCAAACGCAACAGCGGGATGCTGAAACGGTAGCGGCAACAACAGAATCAGAAATATTAGCGGCACTTGAAAGCCGTGAACTTCTGAAATTTCTAAACACCAAACTGAAAGCCTAAAATGTCACAAGTTATTATTGAAAAATTAGATGCTATCGAAGCCAAGCAAAGCGAAAGCATTGCCGCCGTAGAAGCAAAAATCCCCGCCGCTATTGAAGCGGCAAAAATTGAAATGCAAGAATTCATTTCTGCTTTGGAAGCCAAAGTAGCAACGATTCAAGCACCCGCAATCATCAAGCCCGCTAAAAACGTGCGTAGTGATGTAAACCGTTCAGTTAAAGAACAACTTTCTGCTTTCTACAAAAGCAATGCTCGCGTAGAAAAAGAATTGCAAATCTTTGCTGACGAAAGCCAACGCGATGCGTATATGAATGAGGCATCAGCATTGACCGGTTCAGGTAATAACCAAGGTGGTCGTACAGGCTATGACCCCGTGTTTGCCGCATTGCGTTTGGCTAATCCCATGCGCGGTTTGTCACGCACCGTAGCTACTGATGGTTCTTCTTATCAGTTCCGCGTTAAAACCGGCAATGCGGGTGCGGCTTGGGGTTATACGATTCAAAACAACGGCGCAGATACAACTGAGAACACTTCTATTTGGCAATTGGTTTTGCAAGACCTTAATGTACAGTTCCCAATCCGTACTGCGGCTTTGGACGACATTGACGGTTTAGAAGCTAATGTTGTTGACGATATGTTGATGGAGTTTTCGCAAGCCGAAGCCTTGTCAATGGTTCAAAACAACGACCAAGCCGCACAAAGCGCTACTAACCCCTACGGCGGCACAAACGGTTTGCGTGGCCTAGATCAATACGCGGGTGCTAACGCATCTTACGCGGGTGGTACTTGCTCAACAGCGGCGTTTGGTTCTAGCGGTACTGGTTCTTCAACCGGTTTGCATAGCTTGGCTACTTATGACCAATTGACCACTAACGCAAACACCGTTGGCCTGAACAACATCACCTATACCGATGTCATCAACACAATTTACCAATTGCCACAGCAATATTGGACACCGAACACAAAGTTCATGATTAACCCAATTTTGTTAAACGCAGTTCGTGCATTGAAAGATAACAACGGCGCACCAATCTTTAATCGTAACGAAGGCTTATCTGTTGAAGGCATCGTTGGTTCAATGTTGGGCTTTGATGTTGTTGTGAATAAGTATTGCGATACACCATCACAAACAACAGCCGGTTCTGCCGCTACAACAAGTTTGTACCCAATGTACTTTGGTGACTTCACACGCGGTCACACAATCATTGATCGTTTGAACATGGTGATGCGTAGATACGATCAAACGGCCCCAGGCTTCATCACGTTTTTTGGTGAAAAGCGTTTGGCTACATCGGTGCGCGACCCTAACGCATTGATTCGCTATCGTTCTACAGCGACAGCAACCTAATTTTTGCGTTGCCATTAGCGGGGGCTAAAAACCCCCGCTTTTTTTAAACAGGAAATCAAAATGACTATCACCGAAAAAATCTTGGACGGTATTAAAAAAGCCATGACCGAAGGCGGCAATGTTGCAATCGATTTGCGCGAAGCATCTGCGCTTACGGGTTCAGGTTCAGGCATCGGCGGTAATACAGTTTTTGACGAATCATTTGCGGCGTTTCGACAAGCAAACCCTTTGCGTCAAGGCTCACGACAAATTATTTGTAACGGTTCTGACGCGCAGTTTGTCGCTAAGACCGGTAACGCGGCTAACTCTACAAACCCTTGGGGCTACACGTTCACCCCTAACAGCGGTTCACCAAATATTGATACAAGCATTTGGCAATTGCCCGTGCGTGTATTGGTTGCACAGTTACCCATCAGAACGGCGGTGCTAAGTGATGTCAATGGACTTGATGCAACGCTTGTTGAAGATTTGGCGCTTGAATTTGCACAGCTTGAAGGTCAATCAATGGTTCTTAATAATGACCAAGCGGGTAGTTCAACTACATCAACTGGTTCTACTAATGGCTTGCGTGGTTTGGATAGTTACGTTAGCGGCGGTACTAGCGCTTACGGTACTAGCGGTACGGCTATTACAAATGGTATTCATACTATCGCTACGGTTAGCAACGGCGGCGTTGCGGTGACTTACAACAAAGTGGTCAACATGGCTAACGCCCTACCCGCGCAATATTGGTCGCTTGAATCAACAGCTTGGCACATTAGCCCCGCAATGATTCAAACCTTGCGCCAATTAAAAGATACTGCAGGGTTGCCTTTGTTCCTAGAAATGGGCGATTCAGATGCCGCCGCGGTCGGTCGCATCTTTGGTTGGCCCGTTGTGCCTAACCCTTACCTATCTACAGATTTCCCGATCTATTTGGCTAATTGGAATCGCTTTTTGACAATTTGCGATTGCGAAACAATGAATGTGCAGATGTATGAACAGACGCAAGCGGGTTTTGTAACGCTGTACGCTGAAAAGCGCGTTGTAAGCACGGTACGCGACCCATTTGCGGGTGTTCGTATGTCTGCCGCCTAAAGGTAAACAATGCCTGTAAACAGTTCACTTCTAGATGCGCCTTTTGGTGCTGACTCTCGCAATCCTTTCAGCTACGTTAAAGTTGAACAGATTGCGCGGGATAGCCTGACCGCGTGGCTTACCCTAGATGAAATTACACAGCAATTAAATTTGTTTGGCGATGAATCACAAGATACATATTTAACGTCATTAGAAGTAGCTGTACGCCAAGCCATTGAAGACTACTTAGGCTTGTCTATTTTTAGCGTTACATACCGAGTTTGGTACGGCGCTGAAAACCTAGCGTCATCGCCTGTCAGTTTAGATTTGCCTGAAGTGTCGCAAAACTACTACCCCAACATGGCGGGCGTAACTATAAATAAGGTTGCGTATTACAACGAAGCAATGCCGCCCGTGTTAACCACGGTCGCAACGAATCAATACTATTACGACCCAAGCGGCAATAAAGTTATTGTGCAATCTTTGCCGACAACTATTAACAGCGGCATGACAGCGCCAATTGTTTGCGAGTATCAAACCGCACCTAACCCGTTGTCAGCGTATCCCGTCATCAAGCAAGCGGGCCTGTTGCTGTTCACGCATCTTTACAACAACCGAAGCAATACAACAGATATTCAGCTAAAAGAAATCCCGTTTGGCGTTGCGGCATTGTTGCGCCCTTACAAACCTTTGGTGATGTAAATGGCTATTGCACGGTTTGAAAACATTACCGTCAAGAACCTAACCTTTGGTACAAGTTCCTTTGGTGAACAAACTACGTCAACAACCAATTGGTTTCAAACGCGGGCTAGGGTTAGTTCAGTTTCAAACAATGTTCGTATAAGCGAAAAATACCGTGTGTATGCCGACATCGTAAATTTCACTTTGAACTACACGCCTAACACCAAAGAAATTGTTGCTAACCAAAATCTGTATTCAATCAACTACCGCACGTTTGATTGGCGCATCGATGCGGTGCGCGAAACTGACGACCGCATGAACGTCATATTAACTTGCGTCAGAAATGACCCTGTAGCCGCCGTATGACCACGCAAAACAATGTCATCAATTACGGTAAAGCGGTTCAATACCAATTAAACGCCATCGTTACGCCCGTGCCGGTGTATGCGGCGTTTAACCGTAACTTTGCCACGCAACCTAAGTTCATTACTTGGATGCTACGCAACGTGCATCAACCGGTTTACACGGGCATCTATCAAAGCAATAAAGGCATCGACACGCCGGTGTTTCAGATTTCTATTTTTACGCAAGTGATTGAAGAAGGGTTCACCATTTCCAATCAAATTTTGCAAGCCCTGCATGGTTATAGCGGTATGTTTGGCAATTCAGCGGATGGAGGTTTTTACATCAGTAAAGCCGATGTTCAATGGCTTTACAACAGTTATGACAATGAAGATAAGTTAGCGCAAATCTTTTTAGATTGCACTATAGATATTCCATCATAAGACCCTTGTACAAATCCCAATACTAACAATTGAGATTAGACAATTTTTTAACTTGAAAGGAAATTGAAATGGCACTCCCAAGCAAAGTTTTAGCCGGTTTTACCGCAACGCTGTACGCACAACCGTCAGCAACCCCAACGCCTTTAACGGTCGCAAACTTATCTGTTTACGCATCTGTTTCAGCACTTGCAATTAGCGGTAATGCTGTACCTGTTGAAGCAATCCCCGCCTTTGGTCAAGATGATGCAGTGGCATCTTTTGGCGTAGCCGGTTCGCGTCAATCTGACAAAATACCCGTTCAATCTGCGCCTACATCGCTTTCTATTACAGCGGCATGGAATCCATCGGATACCGTTTTGCTGTTGTTGCGCGGTGATGCCTACAGCGGCTTGATTGACCGCACGTTTGTAATTAGCGCAACCGATGGCGTTGGCATTGTTAACTACGCCTTTAACGGTCGCGTTAGCCAATGGACGATTGACCCATCGCCAAGTGCTGAAGCCAAGGTGACGTTTACGATTCACCCCCGCGGCAATCAGTACGGTTGGACTGCAAGCACTTAACCATGTCAACGCTCAATGATGCCGTTAAATTCCTAGTGAACCACTACGGTTCATTGGATGCCGCCGCGCAGGGTTTGCCCGTTGACGCGCTAGAGGTTGCACAAGCATTAGCAGATTGCGACCCCGATACAGCCGAGTTTGTAGCTTTGACTTATTTAGCAAAGCACAACCCAACTAATACAAACAGCACAACAAACACAACAGAAGATTAGATATGACAGTCACAATAAAAGACACAAACGATATGCTGAACTTTTTGGTAGCCCAATCCGATTCTCGCAAGGATTGGTTTGGGTTTACTCAGCAACGCATAACAGCAATTACGTTGGCCCATGCAATTGCGGCAAGGCACGCCGATAAATTTACGCCTGACCAAATTGTTGATTACGTCTATACGCTAAACAACGCGCTGTACCAAAAGATCATTAAGCCTTTGGGGTGATGTTGTGGGCGTTACTTACAAAATTGAAGGCTTAAAAGAAGTGCTTGTTGCCTTTGATGAACTTGCGTCTGACATTGGCGATAAGAAAGCTAGAAGTTCAATTCTAATACCCGCGGTACGCGAAGCAATGAAACCGGTTTTAACAATGGCGCAAATGAACGCGCCTAAAGATACCGGCGACCTATCGCGCACCCTGCAAATTGAAGCTAGAAGGCCAACTAAGCGCGACTTGCGTTCTAAGTACATCAACCCAACAGATACGGTAATTGCTGTTGTTACAACTAAAGCATTTCCTAAAAAAGATAAAAAGAAATTTTACGAAGCTAATGCGGATTTGTATCAATCAAATAAAAAGGCTTACAACAAAAAACTAAAAGAAACAAAGGCAACCGCGGGCGTTTTATCTGATGCACGCGCAGTAGCACAAGAGTTTGGCACGGCAAGAATGAAAAATCACAAACCTTTTTTGCGCCCTGCTTTGGAATCTCAAGCCCAATCAACCGCCAAAAGGCTTGGGGAAATTATCGGTAGGCGGTTAACACAATACAAGGCAAAACAGAAATGACAAAGTTTTCTAGCGCATTTGGCGACAAGTACCAAGCCAACAAAAAGAATTTGCTAACCCGTTCGTTTGAACTTGGCGGGCATACGTTTAAGGTTCGCATCCCTTTGGTCGCTGAATCAGAGGCGATATACAAAAAGGTATCAGAACCTAACGATGATTTGATTGAGCAAACATACATCGAAATTACAAAACCGTTGCGGCAGTTTGAGACAAATCAAACAGAAGAATTTAAGTTTACCGATGACGACATCTTAATTGAAGGCCGGTCAATGCGCGAGGCGGCAAAAAACAAAGCAATTACTGAAGCCCGCATTACCGAGTTTTTTAAACTGCTAGTTCCCGAACTAGAGGGCGCAAGCCTAGAAGATTTGACCTATGCCGATATACAAGATGAATTCCCCGTATCAATACAAATGATGATTGTAGAAAAGATTGGCGAAGTCATTAGCCCAACCTACAGGGAAGCGCGGGGAAACTAATAGGCTCGTTAAAAACACAATGCTTTGCGGCAATGATTTTTAACGGGCATACCCTAGAAACAATAGCAGAACTGGACGATGTAACGATGGCAAATATACAAACAATGTATGCCGATGGCATGGTCGGTAACTACGGCGTTTTGACGCAATTGGCAACCCTTACTAACGGGGTTTTTAATTACATGAGAACCGCTAATTCTGCGCCTTATAAGCTAGGCAACATTTTAGGTTCTGCTTATGATTACATCTACCCGCCGTTGTCTAAAGAAGATCAAAAAGCAAGTGCAAACAATAGCCTTTTGGCTTTTATGACACAGGCGCAAGGCTTTGATGCAAAACTATTTAAGGTAGCAAATGGCTAATATGATTGCCCGCCTTGGTGTAACGCTAGGGCTTGATTCAGCGGATTTTAATAAAGGCATTGAACAGGCCGGAAAGAAACTCGAAAAATTAAGCGAGGCCGCTGAAAAGTTTGGCAAGATGGGTGCGGTTGCATTGATTGCCGCTTCTGCCGCGGCGCTCAAATACGCCGATGAACTTGCAGATGTAGCTGAAGCCAATGATGTTGCTATAGGCAAGGTTTTACAGCTATCAGATGCCCTTGCTAACTCAGGCGGCAAAGCGGATAACGCGGGCAAGATGTTGTCGGCCTTTGCTAAGTTTATTGATGATGCCGCAAGCGGTTCAGCAGAGGCACAAAAAACTGCCGCCAAGCTAGGCGTTAGTTTTCAAGACCTTGGCAAATTATCACAAGATGAATTGCTAAACAAAGTTATTGCAAATCTTTCAAAGATTGAAGACCCAATAACGCGCAATGCTAAAGCAATGGAGATTTTTTCTAAAGCCGCCAAAGGCGTTGACATGGTTGGCTTTGCGGAAAAGATGTCCGAAGTTAACCCGCTTATTGAACAACAAGAAAAAGCAATTAAAGCCGCCGCGGATACTTACGATTTATTAGCGCAAGCATCGCGTGATGTATTGTTAATTTTAGCGACAGAACTTGGGCCAATCTTAAAATCTACGATTGATTATTTAAAAACATTAAGTGACCAAGGCGTATCACTTAGCGGTATGTTTAAAACTGTATTTCAAACAGTTACAGTTTTAGGTTCTGAAATTGGTTATTTCTTTAAAGCTATCTTTGATGAAATTGGTCATACCTACAACAACGCGGTTATTTTAGTAACCAAAGGCGTTGATGCCGCAATTGAAGCCAACAAAAAATACAACAATTCTGTTTTAGCGCAAAGAATTCAATTAGATTTATATCAAGCA